TACAACAGTAGGAGCTACAGGCAAAGTTCTTAAGTCAACGGTTAGCGGTCAGGTCGCAACACTTACATGGGAAACAGACGCAACAGACGACGCAGCGGCAAACCTAACGGGTACAACTCTTGCCTCTAATGTCGTTAGTAGTTCTTTAACTTCTGTTGGTACTCTTACAGGCTTAGTTGTTGATGGCGACGTAACCTTTACGGGTGCTAGTTCAAACGTTGTATGGGATAAATCAGCTAATGCATTTACAGGAACGATTGCGGCAACTGCGTTTAGCGGCCCTTTAACTGGAAACGTAACAGGTAATGCAAGTGGAAGTGCTGCAACGGTTACGGGTGCTGCTCAATCTGCAATTACTTC